GGTCTTTTGCCTTGTTGTAGGTCAATCAAACGATCCATATGTTTCAGTAACTTAGCATGATTACTTGAATAACTACGGCCTCTGATTTGATTATCGACTACATATTCTTTTTTTGTTTCTTTTTTGAACTTAATGGCTTCTGACATTTTTATCCTTTAAGTGTAACTTCATAAGTTTTGTATTCTGTATTAAATGGACCCGTATCTTCATTATACACATCTTTCATATATTTTGGATATACTGTGTTGATAATGTTTGACATTTCTCTACTAGCTTCTCCTCTGTCATATGATGGTGGTTTATCTGGATGATACATTGAACATTCATGTATGACACCACATTTTTCTTTTGTGATTCCTGAAAAAACCCAATCAAAACCCCAACCACTTTTTACTTCATGAAAATCAAAAAACTTAAGTAGTTTGGGTATTAATGATGAATGGAAAAATGGTCCCATACCTTCGTTAAAGTTAGTTAAAGTATAACTATTTTGTTTATCTTGGTGTAATATTCTATGACTAGAAGCAGAACCAGCTACTGTTGATAACTGCCATACTTTGATATCATTCTTTTGTGCTATTTCTAATCCACGATTAATACTTTGTATGTCTGTAACCAAATCATCGTCCCAAAAACCTATATAATCATAATCTCTAAAATCATATGTTTCCATAAAGTGTCTAGCCATATCCCATTTAAAACCTTTATCTTTTACAAGGATATCATAAGTATCTTCTGGAATGTGGTAATCATTGTAACTATACACAATAGTTTGATAGTTTCGTGTGTCTTTTGTATAACGCCAATGATTGTCTTTATCATACTCATCATGAAAAGCAATAGGATTACCAACAGGAACAAAAATAATGTTATTCATTATTTGTAACAACCACCTTTTTTTAAATAACCTTGAGTATTTTCGTTGATAAGGTCTTCTGATATGACAAAAGGTTGTTTGTAATCGTTTTTAGATACAAAATTGTTATTCTTAAAAAACATACCATTAGTTTTGACAACTCTATCGTCTGTTGTTTCTGCTAACTCTTTTGTAAACTCTTCATTGAACTCAAATCCAAGAGCATGAAACTTATCAATCCAATATTGTTTTGGTTGACAGTTTACATGATGGTGTCCTGGTTGACCTGGAGGAGCCGCTGAACAAAATACATTTTGTCCTTTTTGAAATGATGGCATAAAATTAGGAACATACTGTTCATCTATATGTTCAAGAAACTCGGTTGAATAAACCAAATCAAATGTTTCGTCTAGTGGCAATTCACCCTTTGTGTAATCATGTATAAGAATGTAATCTTTATCTTTTTTGATTGACTCATCACCATCAATACCTACTGAATAAACACCAATATAATTTGAGTATTCAACCATACCGCCTGGTCCACAACCAATATCTAACATTGATTTTATATTAAAGCGTTCTTTGATTACATCATAAGTCGGCTTTAACATAGCTGTAAAATTATAATGTCCGCCTAAATGTGGTTCAGTCATATTTTTTCTCCATTATTTTTTTCCATTCTGGCACTCTATCATATTGGTGTACAATACTAAATGGAATACCTTCGCTTGTACAAATCATATCATCTTTTAAAATTGGACTTTTCTCAACAAGTTTGTCACCATAGTTTTTTGCTATTTGTGGTCCTGTTGTGCCTAGTTGAGCGGCATATCCATCTTCTGACATAGCAAAGTTTGTAATGTCTTTATATGATTTCATATTCAATAAAACATTTAACGCCGCTTGGTCTGGTCCACCGCCACCTTCAATGAAGTGTTGTGTACTGTTACTTATCATGTAAATATTTAAGAACAAATCAATCATTGTGTCAAATTTACCTGATATAGTGCCAGCATTGTAGATTAAGTTTTCATTACACTCTTCATGGATTAAAGCACCAAATGATTTCATGAGGTTGTTTGTACCCCATGCTTCATCTTTGTAACGAATTGATTCACAGGCCACATTAATTTCTTTATCGCCAATATTTTTTTCTAACCATTCAGATGGATTGGTTTGAAAAATAACATCTTTGACATCGGTGGTAATCACATATCGGTATTGACCTCTAAATCTTTTCAGTAAATACCAAAGATGTAAAAATCGTTCTACAACGATTGAGAAGTTTTCTTTGTTATATTTGAGAGTTCTTTTTTCTTCGTCTTTGCCAAAGGCAAGAATAGAATAGTTTCGTTTGACAAGTTCATCAACGGTATCATAATCTACATTATAACATATCATTCCTTTGGTGCCTTCAAAACCACATCTATCTAATGAGTTTACCCAAGGTTTTATTTTGTCAAAATCATAACCAGTTATACAACCAACCACTAAATCTTTCATAACAAATTCCCTATTTTATTTTTTCTTTTTCTTTTTGGTCCTAGAATAAGGTGTATCATCTAAATATTTATTTAGTAACTCTGTGGTGCCTTCAAATCCAGCACCATACTCTTCTTTGATGGTCTTTACTGAACCATCATCTTTAGCGTAGAAAGCTTGAAACTCAACTTTTGGAAAATATCTTTTTAAACTTAAAAACTTTTTCAGATTCTCAACACTATCATCAAATAATCTAACACGACCAAATTGTCCTGTTTTTAAATAATTATAAATGATGATTGCTTTTTGTTGTGCTGTTCCTGATACATCAGCGAGGCGACCCGCTCGTTCAACTCTAACTCGTTCAATTGGAAAACCATGTTGTTTAAATGTATCTAAAAATACTTGTTTGTTGTCCATATTATTTCGTGCAGTCACAACAATTACTTTACTTTTTGGTTTTCTCATGGCATTTTGAAGAATAGCTTTGGCTTTTGCCATCATCCTTTTAATAGGTCTTGATTCTTTTTGAAACTTCAACGCATCTTTAAATTCAGAGAAGTCAAAGCTCTCACCATTTTTCAAGCGATAGTTATTATATTCGCCCGTTTTAAGTTCTTTGACCTTTTTACCACCCTTAACAACATTAACTCTTGCTGTTGTTTTGAAAAGAGTATCATCAATATCAAAGATGGTGAGACCACCACCAGTGTCATTTTGTTTTTCTTCGTTTAAATATTGATTGAAATTTAACATATTCTTCATCTTATGTGGATAGGATAACACATAATTGCCTAAATGTCAAGCGTTTACCCTCTTGTTATTGTTAGTATTTTTTGTATTTGTGCTTCTACTGCCGATGTTCTATTCGGCCAGTAGATATATTCTTTGTCAGCTGTCTTTAATAATTTAGTAAAGAATGGTAATACAAGTTTTTCTAACTCTTGCATTTTTTGAGATGTAATAGCACTATCTTCTGCTTTAACTTCTTGTGCTATTTTAGCAGTATAATCTTCTTCAGATACAGTAGAAAAATCGGTTGAGAAACCAAAATCATCTTGACCATATTCTGCTATAATTTTATTTAAGTCGTATGCCATTTATTTACTCCAATTTTTAGCGGCGTTAAAATTCGCCTGACTGAATTCTAATCGGTCAACTAACTTGACCGCATTTCCTTTTAAGTGGTCAATAGCAACAAAACCTTCTGGTGCAGTAATGCGATAACCAGAATCGGTTTTAATAAATGTTCGTGCTACTTGTTCAACTTGTTGTAGTTTACCAATAATCATATTCTTTGCTTCTGTAATGCCATTTTGAATATCAAATATCTTTTTCAATTCAACTGCATAATTTCTAAAGAATCGCATCACTTCTGTTTTTTCTGCTATTCTATTTCGTTTTGTATCTTCTCGTTTGGCATCTAATATTCGGTCATTCAATTGTTTTTCTACATCTAATATCAATTGTCTTGTATGTGTCATTGTATCTCGTATTGTTTGACCTTCTCTTACTTTTTTATTATTGAATGTTTTAATGTATTGTCGTATCTTATCGTTTGTTGCTATTCTATTTAGCACAATTCCACTGGTGTTTTTAAACAACGAACCAACATCAGATAAAATTCGTGTAATATTTTTTGTTTCTTGTTCAGTAAATGTGGCGGTACCAGAAGCATCTGTAAAGTCAGCATCTCTGAACCAAATATCTCTTGTTGTGTTTAAGTTTTTAATATCAACATTGAAACTGGCTTTCATATCTTCCATTGTTCGACCAGTGTAAGAAGTATGAAAGACAATTCCAACTTGAGCGGCCTGCATATTACTTGCTAACTTTGAATCAGCTGGTACGGCATAGGTGATTGTGTTTGGTGTAAATGTAATCATTTTCTCACCATCAATAACTTCTGATTTAATATCACCTTTACTAAACATCATATCACCTTGTAGAATGCCTTTGATACCAAGTTTTGGTAGATATCTCAATGCTAGTTTTAATTTTTTGTTTAGACCTGGATTTGGATGGTTGTTATCAACATCTTGTGGTGTATAGTTAAGTTTGGCGTTTTTAGCAAATACGCCTTTTGTTCCAACAAAAAACTTGCCATTTTCTGGATTGATACCTGCGAATACAGCAGGCGCACCGTCCCATTTTGTCGTAACATTAATCTTTGATGTAGTATTTCCTGCCAACATATCTCTTAGTGATTGTAAGAAGTTAATAGCATCTCTGGTGCCTGTGACACCACGATTTAATACTTCATCTTCCAAATGTTCTAAATGAACATTCTTTGATAAGTTGGCTTCTGTTAAGTAATCTGTAAAATTCATATTACACACCATACTTTATAAAAATGCTACTGTTTTTGGTTTGTGATGATCCATATTGATATATCCATTTGGTTACTTCATTAGATTTGTTATTTTTCATTATAGTATAACAATAATTCACACCAATAAATTTTGTTAGCCACCAAGTTTTATCTCGTTGTTGATTCATTTTTGCTTCTAAAATTAAATTTTCTATTTTATCTTTTGAACCTGATAATTCTTTGAACATAATAGCAAATTTTTTAAATGTTTCTTCTTTTGGTTTTGTTATTTCTGAAACAAACTGCTGAGGTCTTAATAATTTACTTTGAGATATTCCACATTCAAGTGCAGCTTTTATTAATAAACCTCCACCTATTTTACCTCCAGCTGCAGTTCTACCTTTAATTTCTCCTTGCCACAAAGATGGATCAGGCCTACTAGAAAAAGTTCTTAACTGTATTTCACCAGGTTTTTTCTCCGATTCAAATTCAATGTATATGTCTTTTGAATCAGCCATGTTTTTACCTGGTCTAAAATTTGTAAATTTTGCCGTTGTTGGTTTTCCATTATTATAAATTTTGGATTTAACTGTATATTTACTAGGTACTTTTTTTAAAGATATTCCTATAAGATTACAATCATGAAAGTTATCAAATATATAGCGGTTTAAATCTCTCAATGATTCTTGTTCTTCATCAAAAATAAAACCTTTTCTTACCGCCCAAATATCAGCTGGATTCCATTTGTTTTCGTTAGATATACCACTTTCTTTTTTGAATTTCAAAAAACATTTGTATATTTTTTTAGGTAATTCTCCACCTCTATAAAAAACAAAACCTTTATTTTTTTTAATATCTTTGAATATCATATTAGCTGTAACAATAGCACTATAAAACCAATCTTCACCAAGTTTAGATAAACATTCTTTAAGTTCTCTATCACAGTTAGCATCTTTTGTTGTTTTATCAGTTACTTGTGAAATATCTGTTAAGTCTTTACCGATGTGTTGGCGAGTGGCGCAAGTATATGCTTGTAGGCTTTCACCTAAAGCTGTTATTTCTGAACCTGCACCTGAACCGGCAGCCATCTAATACTCCTTTTTTTATTATTAGAGTATTTATGCTACATGAATTATCGTATAATGTCAAGCTCTTTATCGCCAGTCCAAACTTCTATTTCTGACCGAATTCTATCGTCTTGTTTGAGATTTTCATATCGATTGGTCGCTTTCTTTTTCCACCATTCGATAATGTTTTCTAAATGATATTTATCATAGTTCTCTTTGTCTTCTATTAACTTATCAGTCTTACCTGTAACAACATCAACAAAGTTACTGAAACCATAATTTGAAGCATAATATCTTTTCTTTTCAGTTAGGTTCAAAGCGTTCTGAATAGTTTTCATAA